GCACGGTGCAGAGTTCCGCGAAATTCCCGATTTTTGAAAATTCAATGTTTGCGCGGTTTTTGCGTAGACTTGTTTGCATGACTGAACTGCGCATCGAAACCGTAAACGTAAACAGCTTGACCCCTGACCCGGCTAATGCACGAAAGCATGACGGCAAAAACTTGCAGGCAATAGCTCACTCACTTGAAAAGTTTGGGCAACGTAAACCAATTTGCGTAACGCCTGACTCAATCGTTGTTGCTGGCAACGGCACACTAGAAGCTGCGAAGTCTTTAGGTTGGACTGAGATTGTAATTGCTCGCACTCCAGTCGGTTGGACTTGGGAACAGATACGCGCCTTTGCACTTGCTGACAATCGCACCGCAGAACTTGCGGAATGGGATGACAAGGTTCTTGCTGACCAGTTGCTTGAGTTAGATGCAAACGGTTGGGAACTTGAAGAACTAGGTTTTGAATCTTTGCAACCACCATTAGGTGAACAAAGTGATGAACCGTTAAAATTTAATGAGGATAAAGTTTGTCCAACTTGCGGTTCTTCAATTAAGGAATAACTATGGCTCCGCGTGGCAGACCACCAAAACCGATTGAACAGAAAAGGCTTACTGGCAACCCCGGCAAACGTACATTGCCAGACCAGAAAGAACTTGTGTTGTTGCCGTCTGCTTACGACATTCCAGAACCTAACCGCCCACTTGGTAGTGCAGGCACAGAACTTTGGGAACGCATCTGGGGTATGGGTCAAACTTGGTTAAGCCCATTGACTGACATTGAGATTCTGCTTATGACTTGCGAGCTACTGGATGAACGCCGTAACTTGCGCATTCAGGTTTTGCAAAACAACAGACCAGACGAAAGAAAAGCCCTGCGCGATCTAGACCGTCAGTTAGTTGCTAACTTGTCGCTTCTAGGATTCACCCCAACAGATCGCTCACGGCTAGGTGTGGCTGAGGTTAAACGTCAGTCAAAGCTAGAGGAGCTGAAATCTCGTGCCAACTCAAATTGAATCTTGGCCACCAACTTGGCTCACTCCTGTAAACAAAGCTGCGCTTACTAAATCTCGTGGTTGGGAAGTTTCAGAGTTCATAGATACTTTTGCTATTCAGACTAAGGAAACTGTTGCAGGTTTCTCAGGTGACAAGATGCAACTGCGAGAATGGCAACACGAACTGATGCGCCACTTGTTTGCAGTAGGTGCAGATGGAAAGTTTAGACACCGCACAGCCCTAATTGGTATGGCTCGAAAGAACGGCAAATCAGCATTAGGTTCTGGCATTGGTCTTTGGTCTTTAATCATGGGGCCTAACGGTGGTGAAGTTTATTCCTGTGCAGCAGATAAAGAGCAAGCAAGAATTGTTTTTGGTGATGCTAAAAAAATGATTGAAGCAGAACCTGAACTATCAGAACTTTGCAAGGTTTATAGGGATGCAATAGAAGTTCCTGCGACTGGTTCTGTGTATCGAGTTTTATCATCAGAAAGTTACAGCAAGGAGGGTTTGAGTCCAACCGCCGTTCTATTCGATGAAATCCACGCTTCACCTAATCGTGAATTGTTTGACGTTATGCAACTTGGTATGGGAGCTAGGCGTTCCCCAATTTTGATTGCACTGACTACGGCAGGCGTAAAAGCAGATTCATCTGGTCAGGACTCAATCGCTTACAACCTTTATCAGTACGGAAAGCGTGTAGCACAAAAAGAAATAGATGACCCAACTTTCTTTATGGCTTGGTGGGAAGCGCAACCTGATGCAGATCATCACTTAGAGGAAACTTGGAAACAAGCCAATCCTGCCTATGGTGATTTGAATGACCCCAAAGATTTTGAAGCTATGGTCAAGCGAACCCCAGAAGCAGAGTTTAGAACCAAGCGTTGCAACCAATGGGTAAGCAGCCAGACCGCTTGGCTACCTAACGGTGCTTGGGAACAGCTAGAGATTCAGCGTGAGATTCTGCCAGATACACCAGTGGTCTTAGGCTTTGACGGTTCGTTTAGCGGTGATGCTTCTGTAATCATTGGCGTAACCGTAGAAGAACAGCCGTATGTCTTTATGGTCAAGGCTTGGGAAAAGCAGCCAGAAGATGATGACGATTGGCGCGTAGACATTCTGGATGTAGAAAATACAATCATTGAATTTTGCTCAACTCACAACGTAAAAGAAATTGCTTGTGACCCATTCCGTTGGCAACGCACAATGCAAGTGCTAGATGATGCAGGCTTTCCCATTGTTGAATGGCCGTCTACTTCCCCGGCTCGCATGGTTCCAGCCTGTGCCAAATTCTATGATGCAGTTGTATCTAACAAGCTCACGCATGACGGCAACCCTCTATTGCTAAGACACCTACAAAACGCCGTAGTTAAGACTGATCGGCTAGGCCCAAGAATTGTCAAAGAACATCGCGGCTCGCCACGAAAGATAGATGCGGCTGTTGCTAGTATCATAGGATTTGATAGGGCAACTGTTTCAAGAGAAGAACCCGTTGTACCCCAGTTCTTTAGTTTCTAGGAGTTGCGTTGATACCGTCTATCCTGCAAGTGGTTGGTCTAGCAACAATCTCAATAGGTCTAGGTTTGTTCATCCTGCCATTAGGAATAGTCGCAGCTGGCATAAGTATTTTGCTTGTCGGTATCGCATTTGAGAAGGGCAAGTAATGCTTGGTAATTTGACCGGCGGTAATAAAGAGGAACGCGCCATTAGCTTCCAGTCAATCTGGGGTTCTGGCGATTCGTTTGCTTTCACAACTGAAGCAGGAACGAACATTGACCAAACACAGGCAATGAAGATTAACGCCTTTTACGCTTGTGTTCTTTTAATCTCTGACACCATCTCAACACTTCCAATAGATTGTTTTGTTCGTCGTGATGGTGACCGCGTACCTTTCCGCCCACAGCCAGCATGGATACAAAAACCAGATGTAGACCTATTGCGTTCTGAGCATTACCAGCAAGTTCTTATTTCTTTATTGCTAGACGGTAACTCGTTTACTCGTGTATTCCGTGACAATCGTGGCGATGTAGTGAACCTAGTTTGTATTGCACCCAACCGCGTTCAAGTAGTTCGCAACATTCGTACTCGTGAAATCGAATACATTATTGACGATAACCAAGACGTTCCAGTAAGTAAGCGCGACATGCTTCAAATCACAGAACTGCGCAAGGCTGGCGATCTACGCGGTACTTCGCGTGTTACAGAAATGAAAGACAACCTAGGTTTATCTAGTGCCTTGCAGTCTTTTGCTTCACGTTTCTTTGGTCAAGGCGCAACTACTCAAGGCATTATCGAAACCCCACAAGACTTAAAGAGCGATCAAGCCAAGCAACTTGTTGATAGTTTTAGCCAACGCCACGAGGGATATCGTAAGGCGCATAAGACTGGACTGCTTACAGGTGGCGCAAAGTTTGTAAAGACTGGCATCAACCCAGACGAAGCCCAGATGCTAGACAGTCGCAAACTTGCAATCGAGGAAGTAGCTCGTATCTTCCGCGTTCCACCGCACATGATTGGCGTTACTACACCGGGTGCAATGTCTTACGCATCAGTTGAGCAGAACAACATTAACTTTGTAACTCATACCTTGCGTCCTTATGTGGCTAAGATTGAAGATGCTTACAGCGCACTGCTACCCGATAGTGCGTTTATTCGTTTCAACGTAGACGGTCTACTTCGCGGTGACTTTGCTACCAGAATGAATGGCTACTCAATAGGTTCACAGGCAGGATTCCTTTCAGTCAATGACATTAGAAGATTTGAAGACTTGCGACCTGTTACAGGCGGTGACGTTTATCGCGTTCCTTTGGCTAACGTGGATTTGGGTGCTGCTTCACTCGTTGAAACCGACAAGCGTGTCACGATGGCTCAGAAACTTATTCTTAGTGGGTTCGATCCTGCTGGCGTTTTATCTGCTCTGAGCCTGCCTGCTATCGCGCACACTGGCCTGCCTTCCACACAGCTACAAGCAGTTGCACAGATTGACCCTGCAAACCCAGAATCGGTTTATGACGTACAACGTACACACGATGTAAATGTTCAGATGCCTGAAACAGTTGTAAACGTACCGCCAGCCGTAATAAATGTTGCACCGCCTAACATCACTGTTGAAGCACCGCAACAGCGCACAGTCATTAGAACCGTTGAACGTGATGACGATGGCAAGATTGTTACTGTAACTGAAAGAGTTGAGGGCTAATGGCTACTGGAATGAGCGCACACTTAGCGAATAGCTTGCTAAATGCTTTAGGCAATAACACCGCATACGCCGTAACCAATGTTTATGTGCAACTACACATAGGCGATCCGGGTGCTGCTGGCACGGCTAACGGCGCAACTGAAACTACTCGCAAGGCTGTTTCCTTTGGTGGCGCATCTGCCGGGTCTATTGTTTCTGATGCTGACGTATCGTGGACAAACATTAGCGGTTCACAAGATGCGACATTCTTTACAGCTTGGGATGCACTAACTGGTGGCAGTTTCTTGTTCTCTGGAACGATTACTGGTAATCCCTACACCGCAGGCGATACTTACACGATCTCATCAGGATCATTTACAACTTCGCTTACACTAGCGAGCTAAGACATGAGTTCATCAGAACTCAATGACTTTGAATTAAACCTTGACCGTCTAGCGCGACTTGCGCAGATGGTCTTAGATCAACGCGCTTTAGATTCCTCAGCCGTAGGTGGCAAGTCTGCCTATTCAGCAAATGACTTAGTTTATGACTCAGCCGTATCTACTTATGACGGCACGTTCACTCAGTTGGCTAGAAGTTCAGCAAGTCTAAATGGTCTAAGCGCAAGCATTGCATCTACGCCAAATGTCGTAGTCGCTGCATCTAGTGCTTTAGGAGCATTGACCAGTTCAAGCATTTCAGGGGTAAGCCACACGGCTTCATCCACTGCATCGCTAGGGTCTATGAATTCCACAGCTACAACTATTCCACAAATTCTGCCTGTATTAGATGCTCCGCTTGGTGATCTTGCTAACGCTGTAAGTGCAACAGTTACACACATTGCAACGGCTGCATCTGAGCTAGGCGCAATGACTGCAACGGCAAACAGCCTGCCAACTATCAAACCCGTATTTATGGGTTCTCTTGGTGAACTAGAAGCTACGGCTAATGCAACTGTTATACCGCCGACACCACCAGAACCAGAGAAAGCCGGTTACGGCTCTAATCGCCCATACCCTGCACCACCGATACGCCAGCCAAAGGTTGAGCCACTACCGCAACCACCAACCCCTGTAATCGTAGAAACACCACCAGCGCGACCTGTAAGAATGCCTACAACAATTACGGCTACAACTTCTGCACTAAGTCCAGCATTCTCTGTTAGCGTTCAAGCGCAAGTAGAATGGTCAATACTAGAAGATGAAGCAGACTTGCTTCTAATGCTCTAAGGATTTTGATGGCGATTACATCTGGGCAACAAACAATAGGAACTTCCGCGCAGTTAATAGATGGCATTTCCCCAAATCCGTCACGCCTGCACATTCATAACATGGATAACACAAAACAATTGTTTATTGGGAACGGTTCTGTGACTATCGGAAATGGTCTTGCATTGCAAAAATTAGACAGTGTTGAATTGGTTCTCAATCCCGGTGAATCGCTTTATGCTATTTCAGAATCTGGTTCTCATCTCATCTCTTGGTTAAGGCAGACACAATACTAATGCCGTACTTCATAACAGATAGCGCACAAGATTGCTCAGGCTGGGCAACTATTAAAGAGGATGGCGAAGTTATTGGTTGCCATACAACAAAGCAAGCTGCCATAGATCAGATGGTTGCGGTGTCACTAGCTGAGGACATGGAACCCGGCGGTGAACGCGCCTTGCCAGAGAATTACAGACCAGCACTAGCGCAAGATGTTCCAGAAGGTCGTGCCTGTGGCAACTGTTTCTTTTATGACGATGACGTAGTTAGCGAAGATGGCACTAAGGCTTATTGCCGTAAGTGGGAAGAATTCGTTGATGGCGGTTACTACTGCAACGCTTGGCAGTCAGATGATGACATGGATGAAGATGACGATGATCTACGGGCTATAAATCAAGATGCACCTGCCTACATGAGGTCAGCTGCTAGGCGTGGACTTGAATACAACGCTGAAGGTCTAGGTGGCGATGGTTTAGTTGAGCGCACTATTCGTGAAGCTCGCCTAATGGCAGATGGTCAAGTGTCCGATGACAAGTGGATTCGCACTGCTGCTTGGATTGCTCGTCACTTAGGCGATCTAGATTCACCAGATGCAAACCCTGACTCTGACAACTATCCAAGCGCAGGAGTTGTGGCGCATTTACTTTGGGGAAGTGGTCCGACCAAGCGACAAGCACAACGCGCTTTAGATTACGCACAAGGTGTGGTGGAACGTATCCGGGCTGAGGAACGTACCGATAACGATTTACAAAACGAGAAATGGCGAAGTATCGCGCTAAACTTAAACAAGGATGAAAGGCAGTCAATGACCACCAATGTAGAACGCCGTGTTAATACCGTTGAATTTGATGTTCGTAATGGGGAAGCATCTAGCGATGGCATGAGTTTCACTGGCTATGCAGCCGTGTTTAACAGCCCGTCAGAACCACTACCGTTTACAGAAGTAATCCGTGAGGGTGCTTTCAAGCGTTCCTTAAAGTCACGCAATGAGATCAAGCTATTTATGAACCACAACACAGATGTAGTTCTAGGCTCTACACGCGCTGGAACTTTGAAACTATCTGAGGATTCACGCGGTCTACTTGCTCAGGCTGAATTGCCAGACACCAGCGCAGGGCGCGATCTATCGGTTCTTATGAAGCGTGGCGATGTTTCGTCAATGTCATTTGGCTTTAGCGTTCCACCAAAGGGTGATGCTTGGTCAAGCGATGGCGCAACTCGTGAACTGCATCAGGTTCGTTTGCACGAAGTTTCTATCGTTACTGGATTCCCAGCGTATGAAGCAACAACTGCAAGTGTTCGTTCGTTAGACATTTTGGCAGAACGTACCGCCGTTGATGTTGATGCTCTAAGCGATGCGATCTTAAAGCTAGAAGCCGGGGAAACTCTAGATGCTAACCACGCTGACTTGATTAGTGAAGTCGTGCAGAAGTTACGCGCTGACAAACCAGCAGAAGCAGACATGCTAGAGATCAAGCGCAAGCAACTTGATTTAATGCTTAAAGCGTTCTAATCTAAATTCAAAGAACAGGCTCAGATGTGGGGAAGCATCTGGGTCTGTTTTTATTTGTGCCATAATTAGATAAGCATTGTGCGGAGCCGCCGTTGCTGCAACTGTCGTGGAGCCACGCAGAAACCGTAAGACCAATCCAATCAAACACTTTAGGAGTTACTATGTCTGACTACATTCGTCAGCAAGCAGAAGCTCGTGCAAAGGCTTGGGAAGAAGCAAAGGCTCTTCTTGACTCAGCAGCAGCTGAAAAGCGCGATCTATCCGCAGAAGAAAACCAAACCTATGACCGCATCATGGCAGACCTTGATTCACGTTCACAGGTAATCGAAACCATGAACGCTCAAGCAGAACGCGAAAACCGCGCTGCCGAAGCCATGAAGGGTTTTGAAGCACAAGTTAAGCCAGCCGTTGCATCTGTTCCAGAAATCAACGAAGCTGAACTAATCCGTTCCCTAGCTCGTGGTGAGATTCGTTCCCACTCGTTCGAGAAGCGCGATGTAACAAAGGGTTCAACTGGCGCACCAGTACCGACCTCTTTCTACGATCAGGTAATCATGCTTGCTCGTCACGTTGGCCCAATGCTAGAAACTTCAACAATTCTTAACACCGCTGGTGGCGAGAACTTGCAAATACCGTCACTTTCGGCTTACAGCACCGGAACAGTTAGTTCTGAAGCTGCTGCTATTGGTGAGAGCGATCCAACATTCAACGCATTCAAGACACTTGGTGCTTACAAGTACTCATTCCTAACTCAGATCAGCCGTGAAATGGTTGAAGATGCAGGCGTGGACATTCTTGGATTCCTTGCAACTCAGACAGGTAACGCACTTGGCTATGCAGTCAATGGCGCACTAACAACTGGAACAGGAACAGTTCAGCCAACAGGCATCGTAACTGCTGCTGGTTCAGGCATCACTGGTGGAACTGGCGTAACAGGCGCATTCACTGCTGACAACCTAATTGACTTGGTTTACAGCGTTGATACCGCAGGTCGCACCCTAC